CTATTTCCAGCCGCACGCCTGCTGTAGAGGCTTTAATGCATTGTTCAATCCAGTTAATTCAAATGTTACCGATACAGGGCTTTCGTTGTAGGGGGTTATCCTTGCAAACATCTTTTCAGATTTAGCTAGGGCCTTAACAAAATCTATATCTCTACCACTATAAAAGACCGCTTTGGTGTCGGTAGAAATCGACCAGCTTCTCTCCACCGCTTTCTGCTTATCAAGCCGGTAAAGCATACTTGTTTCCTCAAGTCCTAAGTACACATCCCAATTAATAAAAACTTCAGTTTTCTTTTCACGACAGGCCACAAAAATCGTTGGTGTGACGGTCTCGCCAAATGGGGTTCTGATTGAATCATTGCTAGGTAACATTAAAACCACGTTTTTTGAGTCATCAACCGGAGATGTTGTTATATGGGTAAGCCATTTTCCGGGGTTCGGAGTCGCTTCTACTACGGCAGGCTCATCCCCTTCTGTTGCATCCTGCGGAAAAAGCTTGTCATAACACGCTAATCGTTTGGTACCATTTAATTCTGAGCGGCACTCCAGAGCCTTTTCTTTACTGATTGCCTCGTTTTTAGCAACTTCAGCACCTGAAGGTGCATTCTTTGCTGAATTCATCGGTTTGAAAGTTGGCGAGAAAAATCTGTCATAGCAGGCCAGACGCCTCTCATCCGTTTTTTCATAAGGACATTGCTCTCTACTTTCAAATTTTTCAGCGTGCTTTGTTCGCGAAGGAGGGATTGAATTATCGTAACAAGAAAGACGCAGTGAGCTATCCTCAATCGTCCGGCACTGAAGAACCCCTTTAAAGTCCCTTGACTCCTCTTTAGCATCAGTAGCCAAAGAAACGGAAGCGGCTAAAAATGTCGCAATGAAAACAAAACCTTTCTTCATGAGGTCATCCTTTTGGTCTAGTAAGAAACACCAGTATTCCAATGACTATGTCGCCGATGACCCAAATAGTACCAATGGCCATCATTCCCAAACCCGCGCCTAAAGCGGCCCCTGCCCTTTCCGCATCCGATGCCGCATGGCTAATAACTTCGCCAGTTCCGCCTAACCCTTTAAAAAGGACGTAGATCATGAAAATGTTAAACAGAATGAAGATCCATTTTATTAGTACCCCAAAAATTGAGCGGCGCGGTTTCCTTAATTGTTTTCCGCAGGATGGACACCTCAATGCTGAATCGCTCACTTCTTTCCGGCATTCCGGGCAGCTGACCAAAGCCATAGCAATCATCCCCATAGTTACTTATTAATTGTCATTTGTTACAAAACATTTTTATTTTATCGGATAATTCTACATTGACAAGAAAGAAAACCCCGCATTTGCGGGGCTATTTTAAACAGGGAGGGTTAGTTGATCGCTACCGTAGTGTGACGCAGGAAACGCGTCAGAGGGGATGAAGCCCAGCGGTAGATTCTCACGCGGCGCGCGCTTTGTTACCAGTTTTTCAACGCTGTTGAGTGTGGTGAAAGTGATACTACATTCAAAATTCTGGCACTGATGATAATGCCGAACGGTGGTATTACTTAACGGACGACTGGTACGCGTCTTAGCAACGGCACCACAGATAGGACACTTGAACATGATGGCCTCCCGGGCGGGAGTTGAACTCACTGTTATTATGGCTGCTATGACTCCGTTTCTGCAATCCATTCAGGTATTTTCGCTTCAAGCTCCAGTTGCGTTTTAAATCCGCCGTCGTCGATCGAATGCGTGGCCTTCGCAATTATCCAGTCCTGATTATTAATATCTGCTTTAAAGCCCGACACAGTGCCATGCATTTCCGGGTACACATCCGCGCGGCCACGGGCGAGCGTCATATTAAATTCAGCAGCACCGCGTTTGAGTTGTTGCCATTTTGCAGCGGCAGCGCGTTGAGCAGCAGTTTCGCTGGCGTACGTTGTCCGTAATACAAAAACGTTACCGTCTTCGCCCGCGATATAATCCCCTTCCCGGCTGCTGCTGCGCGGCTTCTTCTCGTTTTTTTTCTTGCGGGCTTTAACGGTGACTTTTTTCTTTTTGCCAAACTCCAGATCCAGCCAGTACGCCTGCACGCCGGTGTAAGCGTCGCGGTCGGCGATGCGGAAGGAATGCCTGTCACCGCTGGAGCGGGTGATCGCAAACTCTGGTAACGCTTTGCCGTTCGCACTGACACCGCCCCCGGGGAGAATGAACAGCAGACAGCCGTTTTTGATAGTAGCAATCGCACCCAGAAGGTCGGCCATCCTCGTCAGAAATGACATATCGCTTTCCTGGGTCTGGTCAGCGTGATCAATCTCGGCGTTCATCAACTGCTCAGAAATCACCGACGTCAGTTTGTAACGCCTGGCGATGGCTGACACGATGCGCTCAACCGTCACGTCATGCCATGACACTTCGCGCTTGACGTTAAATTCGTCCCGAAAATCTGCACTGCGGGCGGTGATCTCCAGCCTGTCCGGCGGCCCCGAATGGGCGACCTCGTCAACGGTGTAAACCCCTTTGTAAACCAGCGGCTCGCCCTGCCAGCCCAGCGACACCGACAGCTCAGCACCCCGCGGCGGCAGTTCGATCAGTCCGTCGCTGTCGTCGATAACAATGGTCAGCTCGTCGGCCTCAAATCCGCGGTTGTCGGTCAGCTCTAGCGAAATAATGCGCGGATCCAGCTGCGTCAGTGCTTTGCCGCCCATCAGGATACTGAAGGCCGGTACGCGCGAAAGTTCGGACTGATAGTCCTGGAGTCGCTGCGCCCCTTCGTCCAGTAGCGCTTTTGCTTTGTCGATAGTGTCTGTCGTCAGTGCCATATGCATCCCCCCGCCGTTGATGGTTTCATGCGCGCGCGATGCTGGCGATGGCTTTTTGTTGTGACAGACCGGTCACAACCCTGAAGGCACGACAGCGGCGCGCCATCCCGGCGATGATGACCGCGAACTCACTCAACATGATGGCGGTAGAGTATGACCGACAACTTTTTTCACGGAGCGCGCGTCAAGGAAAATACCGACCTCCAGACCGCGATCAATGACATTGATTCAACAGTCATTGGTCTGGTCGCGGTAGCCGAAGACGCCGACCCTCTCACTTTTCCACTTAACACCCCGGTGCTGGTGACGCGTGTTATCAGTGTGCTCGGCAAAGCAGGTAAAACAGGTTCGCTCTACAAATCGCTGAAAGCTATTTCCGACCAGGTCAGCACCCTCGTGATTGTCGTGCGCGTTGCTGAGGCTAAGGTCGGGGAAGATGAGCCGACACAGTCGCAGCTGATTATCGGTGGCACGAAGGCTGATGGCAGCTACACCGGGATGTTTGCCTTCCTGACGGCGGAGCAGAAAACCGGCTATCGCCCGCGCATTCTCGGCATTCCGGAGTACGACACCGCCGAAGTGACCGCGCAGCTGCGGGTTATCGCGAAGCAGCTGCGGGCGTTCTCATACAGCTATTGCGACGGCTGCGACACTATTGCGGAAGCGAAGACTTACCGTGAGACGTTTGCGGAGCGGGAGGGAATGCTGATCTGGCCGAACTTCATCGCCTATAACCCGCTAACCGGTGTGAATGAAGAATTCCCGGCGGTGGCTTATGCGCTGGGTCTGCGGGCGCTTATCGATAACGAGCAGGGCTGGCATAAATCACTGTCTAACGTGCCGGTGAAAAATGTGCTGGGGATTGCGAAGGATGTGTTCTGGGCGTTGCAGGCGGAAGATTCCGACGCAAACGAGCTGAACGCCAACGAGATCACCACGCTCATTAAGCGCGATGGCTTCCGATTCTGGGGCAACCGCACCACCGACACCGAAGAATTCATTTTCGAGGTGTACACGCGAACCGCGCAGATTCTGGCAGACAGTATCGCAGAAGCGCAGTTCACCACCGTGGATACCCCGCTGACACCCGCGAACGTGAAAGACGTGGTGAGCGGGATTAACGCCAAGCTTCAGGCGCTGGTCACGGCAGGCAAGCTGATTGGCGCGGCCTGCTGGTATGACGTTGTTGATAACCCGGTAACAGGCATTCGCCAGGGTAAAGCTATCGTTCGCTACAATTACAGCCCGGTGCCACCGCTGGAAGATCTGACGATGATCCAGACATTCACCGATCAGTATTACGAATCCGCGTTTGCATCGCTGGGAGGTGAATAGTGGCTATTCCTAAAAAACTTCGGCTGTTCACCGTTTTTGTGGACGGCGTGAACCATATCGGCAAAGTCCCCAGCGTGACGCTGCCGAAAGTGACCCGCAAGACCGAAGATTACCAGGGCGGCGGCATGCTGGGCTCGGTTGCTGTTGATCTCGGTCTGGATTCCGGGGCGCTGGATGCGTCGATGATTGTCGGCGGCGTGGTCGAAGAGCTGATCCTGAAGTACGGCGGCGATATCGACGAAATGCGCCTGCGCTTTGTGGGTGAGTTTTACAGCGGCGGCACCAGCTCGTTACTGGAAGTTGAGATGCGCGGGCGTATCACCGAAATCGATCCGGGTGATGCGAAACAGGGTGATGATACCAACCACACCTACGCCATCAAAAACACCTACTACAAGCTGTCAGTGGACGATAAGCCGCTGCTGGAAATCGACCTGTTGAACTTTATCTACAAGCGCAACGGGGAGAATCTCTACCCGGATCGCATTATGTCGGCGCTGGGTCTCGGCAGCTGATAACCCTTTTACTCACCTTTAAGGCGGTCTACTGGCCGCCCGGAGAAAATACTATGTCCGTTATTCTCAGTAAGCCGGTTAAGCGCGGCGATCAGGAAATTATCACCATCACTATCGCCGACACCATCAAACAGGCGGGGTCGCTGCGTGGTCTGCGTCTGGTTGACGTGCTGAACTTCGATTTTGATGCGGTCTCCACCCTGCTGACGCGCACCACCAGTCCGCAGCTGACCAGCACCGAAATTGCCGCGCTGGCAACCGGTGATTTCACCGCCCTGTGCGAAGAGATCACGCCTTTTTTGACGAAACCGGCGCCGTCCGTACCGAACGGGGCGGAGACGGGGAGCGAATAAGGGAGGCGGTATTTTCTGACGTCGACGATCTGATCGCCGACATTGCAGTTATTTTTCACTGGCCGCCCTCCGAGATGTACGGCATGGAGCTGCGCGAGCTGATGGCCTGGCGCGAGAAGGCGGCCATCAGAAGCGGTAACCATGAACAGGAGGATGACGACGATGGATCTTAGTATTCGCGTTGCGTTCAGTGCCATTGATAAGCTCACCCGCCCGGTCAGCGCCGCCAGCAAAGCGATTGGCGGCCTTTCTGACTCCCTCAAAAAAACACAGTCTTCCATTAAAGACCTGGAGAAAGGTGCGGCGTCTTTCGACAAGCTGCGCTCGCAAGCTAACGACACAGCTCTGAAGATCCGGAGCACTCAGCGCGCCTTTGACGGTCTCAACCAGAAGCAGCGCGAAGGCGGGCAGCTTACCGAGGCACAGGCGGCACGTCTTGAAACGCTGCGCAACAAGCTCTCACGCCTGACGGATACCTACAACAAGCAGACTACCCAATTACGCTCTGCCGGGCAGGCGGTGCGCCAGCACGGCGTTAACCTCACCGCCGGTAGCGGTGCGGTGCAATCTGCCATCCGGCGAACTGAGCAATACAGCCAGGCGCTTGAGCGTGAACGACAGCGCCTGGCTGCGGTAACGCGCGCGCAGGCAAGCTACGAGAAGGCAAAAGAAACCGGCGCGAAACTGCGCGGCGGCGGCACGATGGCAGTAGCTGGCGCGGCAGTGGCTGGATACGCAAGCGGTAGATTTCTGTCGCCTGCCATCGGCTTCGATACCGACATGTCGCGGGTAATGGCGCTGACCCGCATGGACAAAGGCGATAGCCGGTTTACAGTTCTGCGAGAACAGGCCAAAAAATTAGGTGCCGAAACGGCATTTTCAAGCAGTGATGCGGCGCAGGGGCAAGCATTCCTCGCGATGGCCGGCTTTACGCCTGAGGCCATTCAGGCCGCGTTACCCGGCGTTCTGGATACAGCTATTGCCGGCGGCGCGCTGAGCGGGGATATCTCTCTTGGCGAGACTGCCGACATTGGCGCCAGTGTGCTCAAGCAGTTTGGCTTGCAGGCAACGGATATGGGGCGTGTTGGTGACGTACTGGCCGGCACATTTACCCGTTCCAGCACAAACTTGCGCGCACTCGGCGACACAATGAAGTATACCGGGCCAGTTGCTGCCGCTCTGGGTATCAGTCTGGAAGAAGCGGCGGCGATGGCTGGTGTTCTCGCTAATAACGGGTTGCGTGGCAGCGATGCGGGGACAGCTATGCGCGCCTCTCTTACCCGACTGTCGGCACCAACCGGGGCCGCTGCGAAAGCCCTCAAGGAGCTTGGGGTAAGCGTCGCGGACAGCCGCGGTAAGCTGCGGCCTGTCGAGCAAATCCTCGGCGACCTGTATAAAGCCACGAAAAAATACGGTGACACCGATCAAATTAGCTTCTTCAAGGATATCGCTGGCGAAGAGGCAATGGTCGGGTTACAGACGCTCGTCAAATCCGTAGGAAGTGGTGATCTCCAGAGGCTTATTGCTGAGCTGAAAAAAGCACAGGGAGAGTCCGCGTCCACAGCTAAAAAAATGTCAGATAACCTCGGGGGCGACATTTCTAACCTCAGCAGCGCCTGGGAAGGCCTGCAAATCCAGATATCTGATACCGTCAACGGCCCGCTGCGTAGTCTGGTGCAATGGCTTGATGAAACTATTTCGCGCGTAACAGTCTGGGTTAAGGCAAATCCCCGTCTTGCGCAAACTCTCCTCCTCGTTGTTGGCGGTGCGCTGGCGCTGACTGTCGCTATTGGCGCCCTCTCGCTTGCCGTCGGCATTCTGATTGGCCCACTGGCCAAACTACAGCTCGGCTTCACAGTGTTAACCGGTGGCCGGGGTATTCTCGGCACCATTGCCGCATTCCGCACGCTGGGTACTGCCGCTGGCCCGGTGATGGCAAGTATGCGCGGCTGGCCTCTCATCATATCTGGTATCGCTTCCGGTTTTTCGAGGGTCTCAGCCATCATGCCCGCGATTCGGGCTGGGTTAATGGGTGCGTTTCTGGCTCCAGGTGCGGCGCTAGCGTCTTTTGGTAAAAGTCTTGGCATGCTGATGCTCAGGCTGACCGGCCTCCCTGCTATCTGGGGAATGATCACCGGCGCGGTATCTGTTCTGGGTGGAGCACTGTCCTTCCTGCTTAGTCCGATCGGGCTGATTGCTGCGGCGTTCGTCGCGGCGGGGCTGCTGATCTGGCGCTATTGGGAGCCTGTCAAGGCATTTTTCTCCGGGTTCTTTTCTGGCGTATGGCAGGCGTTGACACCTCTCAGGAGCGCCTTTTCTGCGTTAGCGCCGGTCTTCTCCGCGCTGGGTAGTGGTATTAAGGCTGTCTGGGAGTGGTTCAAAAACCTGTTAACCCCGATGCAGACCAGCAAAGAGACGCTGGATAAGTGCGCCTCTGCCGGGGAGACATTCGGCCGGGTAATGGGGACGGCGCTTAGTGTTCTGCTGTGGCCGCTTCAGCAACTCATGAACGGCGTAGACTGGCTACTTAAGAAGCTGGATCTCATCCCTGACGGGATCGACAAAGCCAGGCAGCAGGCTGATAAGGCACAGCGGGATCTTGAAGCCTCTGCGGCAGCGCTGGCCGGACATCAACTCCCGTTAGGAAAAGCGGAAGTGTACAAGCCTGCCGGCGATAAGCCTCCGGTCATCACAGGTGATAACGGCACGCTGCGACGCCTGAACAGCATCGCTGATAACACGAAGGCGACAGCCAACAATACGAAGAAAATCGGCCCCGGCGACATTGTCTTTAAAAACCTGCCGCGCGCACTGGCGCTGCGTGGCGCTTATCAGGAGGCGCGGGTTATTCCCCAGCCTGTGCCGCGCGTGTCTGCGGCTGCGGCCGGCGGCGTTCTGTCAGTACCGACGGCGACGCAAGGGGCGACTTCTGCGCCGGTCGCCGCGGCTTCGGGGGCGGCGCCGTTCTTCCAGTTGGTCTTTAACGACGTCGGCAAACGCTCGGATCAGGAGCTTGAAAAGATGGTTCGCAACGCCGTGCGCGATGCAATGGCCAGCACCCGCAAAACTGACCGTGGTTCATTCCGCGATCGGGAGTAAGGAGGTTTTTTATGATGATGGTATTCGGGATGTTTGTTTTTACGCTGCGCACTGTCCCGTATCAGCAGCTGCGCCACTCGCAGGAGTGGCGTCACGTTAAAAATGACCGGGTTAATCAGTCGGCGAGCTGGCAGTACATCGGGCCCGGTGACGACACGATCACTCTTGATGGTGTGCTCTACCCCGAAATCACCGGCGGGCGGTGGTCGCTGTCGGCGCTGGAGACCATCGGCTTTGCCGGTCGCCCCTGGCCGCTGATTGAAGGTGACGGGCAGATCTACGGGATGTACGTCATGACGCGCCTGGAGCGGGGAAAAACGGAGTTTGATCGCTATGGCAACCCCAAAAAGATTGAGTTCACGATTAGCCTCAGTCGGGCTGATGCGGATTTTCGCGAGAAGCTACAGATGTCGTCGGTAAGCGATGTTCTGGATGATCTGAAGACCAACGCGACCAAAGCCGTTAACTCGGTTTCAGACTCCCTCAGCAGCCTGTTTTAACCCACAAAAAATCCCCTCACCTGAGGGGCTTTCACTACCGGCAGATATCGCTATTGCTGACCATGCTGGTACCGCACCGCCACTTCTGACAACCTGCAGTACTGTTATTTCTGACGGTACTCGATACTACGCCACCCGCGCCCAGCACATCAGCAGAGTGTGGGCTTCGACGACGCTGAACGATTTACCCTCGCCGAGGTTTGCCGTTTTACCACTGGTCGAGTGTTTGTGCGCCGGTACCGTGACTTCGTGGTCGTGCTCTCCGGCGTCATCGGTCACACCCAGCTCTTTTGGGTTAAAGAGCTGACGCACATCGCCGCCAATCTCCCAGGGATTATCTTTACCGGCCACCCCACCATGATTGTGAACACCGCCGCGCGTGGTGGTCAGCTTCTGTTCCACCTGTTCGCTGGTTTCGCCGGTCACGTCAATCTGTACAGCGGGAAGGTTAGCCTTCTGGAGCGTGACGGTATCGCTGCCGCCGATCGTGCCTACGTTTGAGCCGTCCGCTTTTGCCACGCGGATCGTTTTATTCTCGCCGGTGTACACCCATTCCGACCACGGATAGCGCTCGTTTGGGTTGACGTTCTGTGCGTAAAACTTCACGGTACCGACGGGATTATCCTCTTCCCAGAAGTCACGCTTTGCCGCTGCGATGGCCGCTGTGATGGCCTGCTGGATGCTGGTATCCAGTGAGCCAGCCACCTCATCGGCGTAGTCTTTCGCCTCGTCTTTGGCCCGGTTCAACTCTTCCACTGTCGCCAGCACAACCGAAAAATCGGTGGTCAGCTCCACCGCTGCCGTGTCACTGACGGCAATCCAGAGGTTGACGGCATGCAGCTTACCGGAGCCCTCAGTCAGTAACGGTTTGTATGACGGGGGGAGGCTGGCCATAGCAATACATTCACCCTCTTCATTGTAAAGCGCCGCTTCACGCAGCCAGAATCCACCAATTTGCGGAGGGATGATCGCTTCAGCCCGGATAACATTAGCGGCCTGATCGGCAATAATCAGCCTGTTGAGTCTTGTGCGGTAGGTTTCATTGACCAGATTATCCCGATCAGGTGACGGGGCGGGTACATTTCCGGTGCCATCTCCCACGGCCATAAACGCGATATTGACTGGCGTACCACTTACGGCGGCAAGCGCAATGGCTTCCACGCCTTTACTGGTCAGAATGGTGTTAAACGTATTTCCGGACATATGCGCCCCCGCGTTTCCTGTATTTGTTTTCTGTTTTTACGCACTTCAGACGATATCCGGCAGCGCGTTGCCTGTGGAGATAATTCCGCCAATACCCTCAACATAGGCAGTCGCCGATTTTCTGACACCTACCCCGCCACCATTTTTAACCGTCACAGCCCCCGTCACTGTCCCGGTGGCGTTGTTCAGCCAGGCGCATCCCGCCTGGCTGGCGATAGTCCCGCCGGTATTACCCAGTCGCATATTGCCATCCATCACGACAGGGCCGTACTGGGTATCGCCGTGTATATCGCACTGCGCGTCTTCAATCGCCACCATCCCGCCGGAGACGTTGTAGTTAAACGTCCCGCCGTTGAGTACCATTTTTGTAAACTCGTGGTTTGATGCTCCCTGCGCCGATTGTCCCGGCTTATCGCCGTTATAGCTTCCGTCGCACCCGTTCAGGATCATTTTCCCGACACCGCCTACGGGGGAGTGCTGACCAAAACCATCATTCGAAATTCGTCGGGCTTTCACGTTATTGCAGATGATCAGCTCATTCCGGCCCGTTCCGCCAACCCCGGCATTCGCACAATATTCAACGACGGAATCATTGACGGTCAGAAAGCCCGTCCCGGCTGGTTGCGTGGACAGTCCGCAGGAAATGCCGTTGATCATGCAGTAGCGCGCGACGCAGTCACTTATCGTCAGCATCCCGAAGCCAATCGTACTAACGCCGAAATTTCGCCTTGAAACCTCAATGGTGTGCAGGTTGGGACTGGAATCATCCGGCAGCCGGACATAAATAATCCCGCCTGAGTAGCCATACTCACCCGCCGCCGGGGTGGTCGGCGTCTCGGTGTTCTGAACCAGCTTGCACAGGAAGTCGTGTCTGTCTCCGACCGTTTCGGTCATTGTTGTGATCACGACCTGAAGCACTGAGGTGTACCCCAGATTTTTCCGGTAAATCTGCCCGCTTAGTGTCCATCCTGATGTGTGTTTTTCAGAGCCAAATGTATGCCAGGGCTCTCCGTCGATACCAGACAACATCACATCTTTTGAGGTGTTAACGACGATCTCCTGTCGAATCGGGTTGTTTGCATTCGCGCGGATACGTATCTCGTAATCCGGCAGACCAGAACAAAGCCCCAGCGCGAGAGACAGCTGATTCACCGGCTTATCAATGGTGCCGGTTCCTGAGGCTGAACCATTTTCAGTATCCACGTAGATAGGATTAGGCGGATAGGTTCGCAGCACCACGGGTACGGGTATGGCTGTTCGCCAGCTCTGATAAACGCTCATGGGTCTACCTTGGACAGCCGCACGGCGAGGATAACGATGGACGTTGCCAGCGTGTCACTGGCTGAGCCGCCGTTTCGCGTGATACGGATGGTGGTATGACGGGCCGGGTCGACAGGAAGGTCGAGTGCAAGCTCTGTCTCGACACCGATATACGGCGTGGCGTTGGCCTCAGCAACCGTCGCGTAGCCGGTCGGCGGTTGGTTGAAGGACTCCCCGGCAGCCCAGCTGTGCACCTCGCCCGACAGACTTACATTGCCGTCATTAGCGACGAGATTCGCCCAGACAGGGGTGATTCTCATTTTTTGCCAGTGAGAGGGTAAATCAATCACCTTTGACAGTGACACGCTGGCCCCGTGCGCCAGTTGCCACCCTGCGATACGCTGAGCAACCACACCGTAAGTGGCTGCTCCTGACGCAAGATCAAAATCTTTTGCCGGGATGGTGATGGACGTGACGGCGTTCTCCGGATCAGCAAGCAGGGCATTAATGGCAGTACGGGCCTGCTCTGCAATCTTGAGTGCTGAATCAGAAATGATTTTTAAAAATCGCGTACGGTTGGCGAGCGGTATCGCCTGGGCGTTGGCTGCGCCCGTTAATCCGCCCTCAACTTTTTCATCCCGCGAGAGCAGCGGGACACTGTCTTCCCACTGCTCTTTTTCGTTTATGTTGCCCACTGTTAACTCTCCGAATAATGAATATTGCCGTCAAAAAAGAAAAGTCCGTTATAAATTGCCGCATCATCCGGTTGATAATCTGCCGGATACACTGTCACCACTTCCCCACTGAACTCGGTGCCGCCTGCATGTGCTTCCCCTCTTGATGTGACGGATATCGTCAGTTGTGACAAATGGCGACTCACGGGTTTGGCATCACCTATCAGGCGGTTCAATTCGTCCAGGGTCTTCGGCGTCAGTCCGACCTCGTTAACATCCACTTCAAGCCGGAAGGTTCCCGGCTCGTCGCCAGCGTCGAACCACTCCGCGAACGAGGCAGAAAAGCCCATATCTTCAATCACCCGCCGCACCGCTGCGCGCGTCCCCTTCCGACGATGCAGCCAGTAGGAGCGCTGGATAGCCGCAATTTTTCGTTCTGCCGGCCAGTCTTTATCCCAGCGATCGACGGAGAGCGCCCAGGCCAGATACGGCAGTAAGTCCACCGGGCAGGCAACCGGCGTCCACAGGGTGCGTAGCGCTACCGTGATGGCGGACAACCTGGCTGTCGCCCCTTCGGCGCTGCGCATCCATGCCGTTGAGGATGGCGGGAGGAGTGAATTATTCATCCGTCCCGCCATTGTCCACCGTGTAACCGGTATTGCGGGCCGCCTGGGTGTTATCAATCTGAAGATCGTCAGCAGGCGTGTTAATCACCACGCGCTGCACCCCCTGAACGTGCAGCGCCGCTGAAATAGCGGAACGCACGATATCGCGGCCAATCTTCTTGTCGTTATCAGCAAGGAATGTCTGAAGTGATGCCATCGCCGCGTTAATAATTGGCTCCGACTCCGGGCCGGGATAGAGATACAGCGTGGCGTCAATGTCATACTCGATAATCTCCGCGCTTTGTACCGTCACCCTGTCCCCCAAAGGGCGAACCTCCTCATCGTTGACAGCAGCGGCAACAGCTGCCAGCAGCTCTGAAGACGCGGTACCATCCCCTTCAGTGGACAATACCGCCACCACCACTTCAGCCGGCGACGGGCTGGTTGCCCGCGCGTCAGAGACCTGACCGCTGGCGCTGCGGGCAAAATACTCATAGGCCGCAGACGGTCCGGCAACGCTCATCCCCTCGAACGCGGCCTGAGCGCGCAGGCGCAGGGCTTCATCGCTCTCCATTACTGCATCGGCAGTGTCGGTCGCCGCCGTAATGGTGAGACGTTCTGTGTCCAGATTGGCGGCGATATTGTCCAGGTCGTCGCCGGTCGAATGACTCAGCATGCATGCCGATGCCCCTTCATTGATACGCTGGCGCAACAGCAGTTCGCGGTATGCCATCGCCTGGGCGATGATGGTTAACGGCTCCGATTCCAGCGTCAGCGCTGCCGCAACAGCAGCCTGCTGATCCTCCGGGAATGCGGCCACCATTACCGCTTTTACCTCAATGAGGATGGTCTCGAAGTCCAGCGCCTCAATAATGGTCGGCGATGGCAGCTGCGACAGGTCAATTGTTGGCATTGGCATCTCCCTTTAACGTCACCGAGCGGGTGCTCTTTTCCATCGTTTCGGTCAGCATGCCGGACAGTTCAGCGGTCACGGCACCGCCGGCGGAGTACGTCACGTTGATCGTATCCAGCACAATGCGCGGCTCCCACGCTGCCAGTGCGATGACCGCCGCGCTCATCAGTTGCAGGCGGGTCACGTCGTTTTTCGGGCTGTCGATAAGGTCAGGGCACAGAGAGCCGTAGTTACGGCGCATCAGGCGACTGCCAACCGGCGTCAGCAGAATGTCGTTAACCGACTGCCACACATGGTCCTCGTCGGTCAGGGTGCCGGTGCCTGCGGCATTCATACCGCGATAGCGTTCTGTCATTTTGTGCCCACCGTCCAGTCGCCACCGCGCTCAACCTCGCCGTGATTGTGGTCATCCACCTGCACGCCGTTAGATTTGAACGCTCCGCCGGTGTGATTAAAATTGCCGCGCATTTCCCCGCCCTCGGAAATATCGAGATTTTTCGCGCGCAACAGGTTGGTGCAGTCCACCTCCGGCGTATCCAGGGTGATTTTGACTGACGCTTCAACCACTGCAGATTGAATACCCTTCACCTGCAATGCGCCTGCCTCCGCGTCGTAGCGAAACGTCGCGCCGTCCGGGGCGGTCACCACCATTTCATTACGCGACGCGCCCGGCGCCGGGTTATCGTCGCTATAGAGACTGCCGCCGATAAAGGCAACGTCGGTATTGCCGCCCAGGCACAGAAACCAGACCTGCTCGCCAATGGATGGCGGCACCCAGACTTTAAACGCCCCGGCCCGCTGCGCGTTCCAGCGTAACCAGGTGGTTTCCAGCTCACCGCTTTGCACGCGAACCCGCCATTTTTCCTCGTCGATCTCCGTCACCGTGCCGGTGCGGGTGATGTTCTCAATCAGTCGAAGCAGCCCGGCAATCTCCATCAGCGCACCCCCAGCGAGTCAATCACCTGGCGGGCTATCGCCATGCGGTCGGCCTTACTCAGGCCCAGCAGCTCACGGCGGGGATAGGTGCTCATTGCGCCGCTGTCGTTAATTTTGTCGCGCAGGCCGAATTGATGGACGCGGGCGATACGTGCAGCCACGCCGGAAAACCCCACCTCTGCGCCGTCAGGTGTAGCGCTGGCCTTGAGAAAGCGAGCTGTACGCAGTCGGCGAAACATCTGCTCTCGTTTGGTCGTATTCCGGCTGGCTGGTCTGAAGCTGATATCGAGGTAACGTTCAATGTCTTCGCGATAAAACGAGCGCATATCCCCTCTGTCGATATCAAATCCGGTTAGCATGCGCCCGTGGCGCCCGCGAGTGGCCCGCCAGTTGCGAAGTTGGCGGGTTTCCCCCTGCCAGATAAAACGCATGCCCGCCTGCGCGCGCAATATCCGCTGCTTGCGTTGCGGGTACTTCGCCCCGTCCGGCGCCTCTTGTCTGCCGATGCGCTGGCTTTGGCTCCGGCGCAGTGTAGTTCCGATACTGCGGGCGGTACGCTGGCGCCCGGTCGGAGACATGCCCGACAGGATGGTCGCAAATACTTCATCAAGCTGCTGAAACAACGCGTCGTTATTGCTCATACAAGCGCGCCCCCGGACTCCGGATCAAAGACCATCTCCCACTCGCCACCGTTGAAGCGCGGACGCGACTCGGCAAGGTGTTCTGCCTTCGGAGTGCCGCTGTCGCTGGTCACAATGACGCGCTCCCAGACCGGTACCTTAAACAGAATGTCGGCGACGTCGTCATTGACGATCTCGGCGTCAAACTCTACCTTGCGGTTATTGTCGGGATTCAGCAGCAGATCGGGCTGCTGCTGCCATACCCACGCCAGCAGCGGCAACATGAGATCGTCCACCTGGTCGGGAAAATCCATCGCCAGCACCTGAATGGTGTAGTGGTACATGAACGACGCTTCGCCGGTCGCCTCGATCTGGATGTGGCCCTTCTCCACCCAGACCGTGATTTGTTCCGGGTTGGCTTTGCACCAGGTGTTACCGGCAGTCAGCGCTGCACGCAGTAGTTCGGCTTTTTTCACTTTATCCCCCTGGCAATACGCCGCAGTTCCAGTTCACGGATCCCCGCCTTATCGGCGTTACAGGTATCCAGCGCGTCAAGTAATGAATCAGTCCAGACGGCAAGCCCGCCCCACGTCATCGGCCTGGCCGGTGGTGGCGGAACGTCAGTTTTTGCCGTCAGGCTTTCGGGTAAGGGCTCCTGAATAATCTGCGGCGGTGATCTCTTCTGCTCGCTGGTACAGGCCGTCAGCGACAGTAGCGCGCACAGTACCAACAGCGCACAGGTCGCCGGCCAGTGCGGTTTTGATGTTTTCACGTCGGTGCTCTCCCGTTGCGGTGCGCTGCTGGTTTAATTTCTTCAGTCCGGCTTCCACCTGGTTGACGTCCTGGCGTAGCGCCCTGACCTCGGCCAGCACGTTGCCGGTCTGTTTCAGTTCTTCCCGGGTGCCGGTCAGTGATTGCTCTGCCTGTTCGCGCTTATGGCTTTGCCACGCAAGGCCGCTGACAGCGGCGATCAGCAGGGCAAACATCACGATGGCAAGAATGGCTGTCGCTCTCATTTCGCCCCCTTCAGCGCCGGATCGGATAAACACCAGGCTTTGAACTCTTCCCGACGGTTGACCAGCCCTTGCAGGCGCTTGCCGCCAGAGTTCACAAAGTCCGTCAGTCGTTCGCAGACGCCCCGCCAGTTTCCCGCCTGTGCATGGCGCCAGAGGGTGGTTCTGACTTTCTGGCCTTTGGCGTTGGTGTACCAGCCCAGCCCGGTACAGCCGACGTTAAAGGTGCCGTCGGTCATGCTCTCGAAGACCTTCTGCGGTGCGGCGACACCATTAAACTCGCGGTTCGTGCACTTTTCGGCGCGCATCAAATCGTTAACCCAGCGCTCGGCAATCTCGCCCTCGGCGTACTGGCGATTCTCCACCTTTGAGGTGGAGCCAAGGCCCACCGTCAGCACACCCGCCGGGCAGTAATACGGGGTCTTGCGACAGTCCTCGTACTTCGCCATCTTCAGCTGTGCCTCCGGGCTGGTTCGCAGCGCCTGCGGCCACAACGTGGCGGCCAGCGAGATGATCGCGGCGATGGAGCAGGCGATAATTCCCTTTTTCATCGCGGTGCCTCCCTGATGGAGCGGATCAACTCTTTGACGTCCTGGCGGTTCTCGGTGTCGTCGCGGATGGCGTCGATCAGTTCGTTCAGCAGCGTGTTATTGGTCTCCTGAATGCGCGCCATCCGGCGGCGGTGCATCTCGCCCAGCGCAGCGGCGGCGATACCAATCAGGATGCCGGCGGCGGTGAGCCAGTCCTTTTGCGTCATGACGCCAACTCCCGTCAGAAACGTTGACCAGGAGTACGTCACGCCATTCCAGATACGGTTAATTAAGTCCATAGCTGTACGGTCTCCTGCGTCGCGGTGGTACTGATTTCCGGCAGCTCCACCACCTGGCCGGCGTCGAGAAATATCTGACCGGCCAGCGCTTTGTTAGCGGCGAGGACTACCTCAGTCACGCCCTGCGTGGTGCCGTAGTGCCGCTGACATAACAGGTCTACCGTGTCGCCCTGCAACGCTTTGACTTTCATCAGAACGCCTCCGCAGTATTGCGCACGGTGCCGCGAATGTCGGATATCGCCCAGCGTGCATCGCGCCACATATCATCAGCCTGAGATGCCAGCGCAACAGCGCGTTTCTCGCCCGCATCACCGGTGGTATCCACGTCCCGGTTCGTGCCGAGGATGTGCGCACGGGCGATGCTGAATACCGCGCGGCGGTAGCGATGAACCTTCACGCTCTCGCTGTTCACCTTGACCGCGGGTACGTCGGCAAGGCTGGCGTAACCTGCTGCCAGCTGGGCAGCCTGCCAGTCAGCGAGCTGATCGAGAGTGTGGGATACCCCTTCAATAACGGCTTGCTTCAGGCGCGAGGTGGTCACCGCGCCATTAATGCGCATCTCCATGCGCACATCGCTCAGGGCGATTTCCGGCCAGAACGTCCCGGCGGTGACTTTCTCGCCACCGTCGTCAGTGTCCGGCACATCCTCCGAGGAGGGGGTAACAGTGCGACCGGCTACAAGGCTCATCGCGTCGTCTCCTGAATAGGTGGCGGTGAGCGAGCGGAGAAAAGAAAACGCCATGCGTTGCAGATCTCCGCCCGCGCCGCCAGCGCACGGGGCGCAAGTCGGTTATTTTTTGGCGGCAGGTGTCTTTTTCGCTGTTGTTTTGCGCGCTGCCGGCTTCCGGGTTGTGCTTTTGCGGGTGGTTTTGGTCTCTGTGGCGCTGGCCGCTACCGCCGGAACTGACGATGCTGCAGCTTCGCCTGTGCCGTCCGCTGCGGAGTCACCCCCAGCATCGCCGGTGCCTTCTGCGCCGCTACCACCATCAGAACTATCGCCACCATCGGTGCTATCGGTGCTATCGGTGCTATCGTCACCACCGCCGCCCGCCGCTGCGGCGGCTTTTTTCACCACGCGAGCAAGGCGCTCAATCTCTTTTTTCACTCCGGCGCCAGCATCCAGCGTCAGCGCCTGGCGCAACAGTGCCAGCGCAGTAGTCTGCTCTTCGGTTGTGCCGTTACGCAGCGCAAAGGCGCGGGCTTTACAGAGCTTGGCGCGAACCACGTCGGGCATATCGCTGCCGGCGGTGAACTCTGCAACCTCATCGAGCACCGCCAGATATGGCGTGACGTCGGTGGTATCGTCGGCCTTGACCTGCACCAGGATCGGATCGCAAATCTCATCGACCAGAACAGTTGCAGCGGTACGGTTGAAGCGGTCGGGCATCAGCAGGCCATGTGTAACGACATAGCGGCCAATGCGGGCGGCCAGTGCGTAGTCGTCAGCATCGATCGCCCAGACCATCAGGGTGACAATCACCTCATCCTGTCGGCCGCTGTCGCCGTCGAGCGTGCCCTCGATCCAGCCCTCGTAATGCGGCAGCAACTGGCGTTTCATCGCCGCTTTCGCCTGGTCAGACTGCACTCGCTTTAATGCACTCTGATCCATGCGCAGCCGGTGCATGATCTGCTCGTGCGCCGTCCGCGAGGTATCGGACTGCTCGTCGGTCTTGCCATGACGTTCAGCCATGACCCTCTGAAAATGTTTTTGTGCCGGTGTCAGCATTGTTTCTTCCCCGATAGAAGGCGGGCCGAAGCCCGCCAGTGCGCGGTTACTCGCCGCCCGGTGCTTCGGCAAAGGTGATGCCGTCGATAAAGGCCACCGCGCCGTAGTCTTCCACGATGAAGTCATCGTTTGAGGACTGGTACGTTGCCACGCGGTTGTATTCCGGTTCCTCTTTGATCGCCCGGCGCAGGCCGCCGCGCTGGTAGTAGATCGAGAGGTTTTTAAACGGCGTGATGAGGATGGCGTTACCCGGCATGTAAGGCGCGATAAAGGTCGGCATGTTGCCTACGCGCTCCTGCGCCACAATCAGCTGACCGGCCAGCATTTCGGTGTTCGGGTTGGTCTGGCTCATGGCGTTGATGGTCGGGAAGTTGCTGGTTGTCAGCAGATCGCCGGACAAAATCACCACGTTGTCAGGGTTGCGCTTATGCCATTCATCCATGAGGCTGTTTTTGGCGTCATAGACCGCAGCCGCTACGTTGCCGTAGGTGCCCTCGGCGACAATGGCGTTGTTCTGATTGCGCGAGGTGATCGTCACGCCGGTAATGCGACGGTGCGCCGCTTCGTTGCGGATTTTTTGCAGCCAGCCGACACCGCAGTCCTGCAACAGTGGATTCGCTGCGCGATCTGACGGGTCGGTGTAGCTGGTACCGTTAAAGCCGATCATGATGCGGTCAAGCGACATCTGGCGGGCCATCGCCGAGCTAATCAGCGGCTGGAAGTTCGGCTGATGAGCCCACGCATCCATTTGCGCGTAACTGACGGCGTGGTCGTAGTTGGTTTTGCGGCACAGATAGTTGTACGGATCCATCTGGTCGTTAGCGCCTGGATTACGGCGGTTGGTGGTGCTGTTGTTGACGCCCGCCAGCGGGCCTTTGCTGCCGATCAGGATTTTCTGGCCGATCTGCTCTTCAACGCCAAAGACGTTAATCAGCCTCAGGAAAGCGTCATCCTGCTGCGCGGCCGCTTCGAGGCGCTGCTGCACGGTCGGATCAACGCTGAATTGCGCCGCAACGGCGGCGGCGGTGACGCCGTTCAGCTGCGCCTGACGGGCAACGTAACCGTCAAAGTGCCTGCGGGTGGAGTTTCTCATGTGCGGTTTCTCTCGTTATGGATATCAGTAGTCAGCGAGCTGCGCGTTCCCGCCGCCGTTCGCTGGCTGGCGCTGGCTGAAATTGCCGTCCGTCCCTTCAAGCTGCTGACGCAGCGCGGCAAGGTCGGTGGTCAGCTTCTGGATGGCGGCTTTGTCCTGCTGGCGCTCCTGCTCGATGGTGCTGAAGCGGTCGAGCTGGTCGGACTGCGATTGCGCCACGGCTTCAACGACCTGATGCATCTGGCTGAAGCGTTGATCGTCCGTTTTCTGGCCTTTGCTGATAATGCCCATCACGCGGCTATACCACTTCGCGCCCTCGTCGCTGCGTTGAGCGGTCAGCTCAATGACCTCGGCTTCAATGGCTTCGGTGAACATCGGCGGTTCTGCCTGCTGGTTGTTGAAGGCCATCACCGATGCGCGGTGCTGCGCGGCAAACTTCAGGCGTTCGGTGCCGAGACTTGCCGGCGTATCGGTCATCGCCAGCCCCACGACGTAGGCCTTGCCGTTAAGGGCAAATTGCGGATGCAGCTCAATGCTGGAGTAGACCTTCTCCCCCTTATTGGTCATCTGCACCATGCGATCAGACGGTTCAATTTCCGCATACAGCGCCGTGCGACCGGCCAGAGGCCCTTCGGTAATATCCTCGGTGCTGAGTGCTGCCACATCGCCCATCGCGCCAAAGTCGCTGCCGGGATACGGGGAGAGATAGTGTTCGATGTTGACGCGCGCGCCGTACACTTCCTGGCTGTAGTTCGCCGCCGCATCGCGAAGGTGTTGCGGCTGAATTTCGCGGCCATCAACGGTATTACCGGAGACGGCAACGCGGAATTTCTTACGGGGTTTAGTTGTGCCTGCCATGTTCGTTTACTCGCTCGGTTTCTGAGTTCCCGGTGATGATGGCAGGCGGTGACGCACGCGCTCAACGCGTTGTTGTTGTGAGGGAGCGGCCACAACCAAAAGCGGGCGAAAGGGCACGCGCGCGCGGGTTAATCTCCCCGGCAGGAAGCGAGGAGGATTAATGGCGATTGAAGAAGCATTCATCATGCAACGTGCGCGGCAGCTCTACTGGCAGGGATACCCGCCGGCGGAAATCGCGCGCCTGATGGGTATCAATCAGAACACGATTTACTCATGGAAAAAACGTGACGAATGGGACGCCACGCCACCGATTCAGCGCGTCACGACGTCCATTGATGCACGACTGATCCAGCTCACCAGTAAGAACACAAAGACCGGGGGTGACTTCAAGGAAATTGACCTGCTGACGCGACAGCTCAAAAAGCTGGATAACGGCACACCAGCGACGCAGCCGAAGAAGAAGATCCGCAAGAAACAAAACTTCTTTTCAGAAGCGCAGATCTCCGCGCTGCGTGCCAGCATCATCGACTCACTACACTGGCACCAAAAAACCTGGTATGAGAACCATCACCACCGTAACCGGGCGATCCTGAAAAGCCGACAGGTTGGCGCAACCTGGTACTTTGCCCGGGAAGCGCTACTTCGTGCGCTGTCTGATGACGTGAAGTACAAGCATCAGCTCAACCAGATATTTCTGTCGGCCAGCCGTCGCCAGGCGTACCAGTTCCGCAGCTTTATTCGCGCCGCTGCTGCTGAGGTTGATGTTGAGCTAAAGGGCGGCGACATGATCCAGTTGTTCAACGGCGCGGAGCTGCACTTTCTCGGCACGTCAGCTGCAACCGCGCAGTCGTACACCGGCAACCTGTACTTTGACGAATTTTTCTGGGTCGGGCAGTTTGCCAACCTGAAGAAAGTGGCTGGCGCAATGGCGACCCTGAAGGGGTTGACGCGTACCTACTTCTCGACGCCGTCGGCAGAGAGTCACGAGGCGTACCCCTTCTGGTCTGGTGAGGCGTTCAACAAAGGCCGCAGCCATGGTAAGCGCGTGGAGTTCGACACGTCCTGGAAGACGCTTAACAGTGGGGTGATGTGCCCGGACAAAATCTGGCGCCAGATCGTCACGTTGCAGGATGCGGTCGATAACGGCTGGGATCTGACTGACATTGACGAAATCCGCGAAGAAAACAGCCCGGAAGAATACGACAACCTCTACGCCTGCACCTTCATCAAGAACGGTGAAACCGCCTTTGACTACAACATGCTGCTGAGCTGCGGCGCGGACGGCTATGACGAGTGGCCGGACTGGAAGCCTTATGCCATGCGCCCGATGGCCGATCGCCCGGTATGGATTGGCTACGACCCCAACGGATCCAGCGGTAAGGGCGACAGCGGGGCCATCTCTGTTAACGCGGCGCCACTGATCCCCGGTGGAAAGTTCCGCACCATCGAGACCATTCGCGTGCGCGGCATGGAGTTTGAGGCGCAAGCCGCCATGATCATTAACATGCTCACGCGCTACAACGTGCAGCACATCGGCATCGACGGCAGCGGCATTGGCGAGGCGGTGTACCAGCTCGTGAAGAAGCGTTTTCCAGCGGCAGTGTGCTACCAGTTCTCGCCAGCCAGCAAGCGCATGCTGGTACTTAAAATGCTGCAACTAATTCGCGCCGGCCGCTGGGAGTATGACCGCGGCGAATATGATCTAATCACCGCTTTCTGCGCCGTGCGCAAAGTGGTCACGCCTGGCGGCGTCATCACTTATGACACCGACCGTGCCCGTGGTGTGAGTCACGGCGATCTCGCCTGGGCGACCATGCTCGCCACAGTTAACGAGCCGCTGGGTCAGGAAGGCGGCAACACTATGACTGTTATGGAGTACTGATGAGCAGACGAAAATCCCCGCGCGGCAGGCAGTATGCCAGAGAGCAAGCCGACCTCGCTGACGCGCTGAAGTCAGCCCCCGGCCTGAGCGCGTTCACGTTCGACGGCCCCTGGCCGGTGACCGGTGCTCATGACCTGTTGGATAACATGTACTGTGCCAACAATGGCCGGTACTACGAGACACCGATCAGCTGGTACGGACTGGCCCGCCAGTTCGGCTATGCGAGCTGGCACCAGTCGGCGCTGTTCTTCAAGCGGAACGTGCTGGCCGGGTGCTTCATCCCGCACAAGCTGCTGTCGCGCCAGGCGTTCTCCGCCTTTGCGCTCGACTGGTTTGTGTTCGGCAATGCGTATCTTGAGATGCGCCGCAACCGCCTGTATGGGCCAATGGGCTTTCGTAACTCACTGGCGAAGTACACCCGGCGTGGATCTGACCTCGATACCTACTGGTTTATTCAGTCCGGGCTCGACGATCACCAGTTCGAGACCGGTTCGGTGTGTCATGTGATCAACCCGGATATTCACCAGGAGATCTACGGCATGCCGGAGTATTTCGCCGGGCTGCTGTCGGCCAATCTGGCCCACTCCGCCGACAAGTTCCGCAAGCTCTACTACGACAACGGGTCACACGCCGGCTGTATTGTCTACGTCAGCAGCGCAGTGGCTGACGGGGAAAGCCTGGAGAACCTGAAGAAGACATTGACCGACACACGACGCGGCGGGGCATTTAAAAACATCCTGCTGAGTGCGCCCGGTGTCGGCAAAGACGCCGTGCAGATCCTGCCGTTCAGCCAGATATCGGCGAAGGATGAATTTGTTGGCGTGAAGTCCTCCACCCGAGATGACATGCTCGCAGCTCACCGCGTGCCGCCGCAGCTGATGGGCGCCATTCCGGAGGGCAACGGATCGTTCGGTGACGTCGAGAAGGCGGCGCGAGTATTCGCGGTCAACGAACTGACGCCGGTGATGGAGGCGATGAAACACGTTAACGACTGGCTGGGCGAAGAGGTGATCCGCTTCAACCCTTACGCGTTGCTGGAAGTCCCGAAGTAGTCTGAAGGTACCGCACTGCCATTCCCGGCGGTGCGGTTCCGACCTGTAGCACCACCATTCCCGGCCATGTCGGCCAATCTGCAAAACCTCAACGTCATATCCCCAACCAGACGCAGCCAGCGCCATTCTGGCGGGCTTTTGCCTGCGTGCTCGCTGGATGCACCGCGAAAGTGCGCGCCCGGCAGGCGGCTTTTGGCGAGGTATGCAGCCCCCTTCCCTACCCCCAAAGCGCGCGCTTGCTCCCCCGCCTCGCCTGCGCGCTAAACGTGCCTCTTTTTGTGCAACTTGTGCAGATCACACAGCCCCCGCCAGTGCTGGCGTCATGTAGCAAAAACAGCGCATCAAAAATTGTGCAAACTTGTGCAATAACATGCACTATGCTCTCTATAAAAATAGTGGGTATCGTTGCAGTTTTTTTAGTACTGTGGTTTAACGTAAGGAGTCCGTTTATGGGTGATTTAAGTGTAATTTCTATGGTTCAAAAGTTTGCCAAGCCGCTTTATAGTATCGTCAAGTTAACCGGACCTTTTATTATTTCCCAGTCAAAAACCGCTGTAGAAAACTACTCGAATTTCAAATTAGACAAAGCTCGCATGGAGGCAATCTCATTACTTCTTCAGGAGGAGGTCAAGCATATCTCCGCCGATCGAGCAAAACTAAGAGACAGCATAATTAACTCAACTGGACTTGAAAGAGTCAGATTTCAAAATGACTACAATTTGTTATCGAAAGAGATAAATAAGCTTTCTACCATTGCCAAGGTAAAAGATTTTATCGAGGAAGGCGCGGAGGCAAACCCCTCCTCGATAATATCTGATGCATGGATTAATCAGTTCGAAAATGTAGCAATGTCTTTAAATGAGAAGTGGAGACAAACTCTTCTGGCACAAGCTTTCGCTATGGAACTGAAGAATCCAGGCTCTATCAATATAGCTTCTCTTAACTGCATAGGTTCTTTCGACGAATTAACATTTATGCTATTTGGAGCTTTAGTAGATGTATCAATTAAACTGGGCCCCATGAGTATAATCCCGAGGCCAGATGAAAAAGAAATATTTCATGTAAATCAGAATGAATATGCATACAATTACATAGCATACAGCCTTAACCATTTAAATTTATTAGAAACAGATAACAACCTGTCTATTAGCATCAAAAATCCTATTGACCTCACTTATGGTGACAGAACTTTAAACATCAAGATAAAAGAAACAATCCCACACTTAAGACTTTATGTAATCAGGTTTACACAACTAGGAGAAACACTTTCCAAGCTGTATCAAAAGACCCCCACAAAACAAGGTGAAGAGCGGTTTGATAAATTCATAAAACTAGCCATTAGTTATGGTTATGATGCTATCGAAGCCAATCAAAAAAAGAGTAATTAAAATTCCACTTCAGATAGGTGAAATTATGTCAATAAGTAGACCGGAAATACCAGAACCGATCAAACGAATAGTGAGGCAGCAATGTTATTTTGGTTGCGCTATTTGTGGCATGCCTTTTTTTGAGTACGATCACATTGAAGAATATGCTCATGTTAAAGAGCATAAAGCAGATAATCTTATTTTACTTTGCCCTACTCACCACGCAGCTAAAACAACAAACAAAATGTCTAAAGAAAGACTAAAAGAAGCTCAAAAGAATCCTTATAATGCAAGCAGACCTAACACTACGGGATTCAAAGTAGAGCCATCAAAACAGCTCATCACTCTACTTGGTAGCAATAAAGTTACTGGTTGGTATCCTGATGGCAAAGGCGATCATTATCCTATATGGATTAATGGAAAAGGTTTTTTCGTCATTCACAGTAATGAAGGATGGCTGTCAGTTTCTCTTACTATAACAAATGAGCATGGAGACATACTTCTACAGGTCATTAGAGGGGAGTTGATCGTATCAACTTCCAGTTGGGATTATGTTTATGAGAGTGATAATATAAAAATAAGGGCTGGATTGAGAAATATACTTTTAGATATGACCCTTTCCGATTGCAAAGTTCAGATACTAAATGGAATGTTTTTTGACAAAACAAAAGATGGATTTATCGTCAGAGATGGTGCTTTAATAACTTATTGCGATGGTAATTTCCGAGGATTTTCAACGGGATGTACTTCACATTGCAATGGCAATGGCGGATGGGGATTATTAAACAAAAATAAATTCCCGAGCATCCCCCTACCAATGGGTTTTGGTTTTTTCACTAGCAATTAGAACCGAACGCTGTGACTTCATTTATTTATCAATAAAACAACTCATCTTTCGATGAGTTGTTTTTAGATTGAATACATATATTTACAGTTATTCCTTAAAGGGGCATTTTTCTGCATGCTCTTTATAGTTTTGTACTATCCATGCATTGATTTTCACAGTACTTTCAATGTTGGTTGAACAGTGATTTTTAAGCATCCACTCGCAAATCTGGCGTGTTTTTTTTATTAGATCAGCGCAATTAGAGCCGTAAAGTGCATTCAAAAAATGTAAAACCTCATATTTTCAAGGCGACTTAGGCGCTTATTGCCCAAAAATATAACTTTCGGGTCATCTGATGCATCTTTTGCTGTATTTACGTAATCATCTTTGTAGATTAAATCATTTTCTGCTAATTTCGGCATTTTTTGGCTTCTCATGTAAAAGCCACCTTCAGTGGCTTTTATGAGTTTTAATCTTATCCCCTATATTTATCCATCTATTTCTCGTCCTCAAAACTGATAATCATCTACCTCACCAAGCGCCACCATGATCGCGAGTCTTTCAGCGGGTGGTAATGCTGAAAATTTATCCTTCCAGCGCTGCGCTTTTCGCTTAATTCGGTATCGATCGTTGTAGTCCTTGCCAGCATACGCATGCGAATATGCGCGCCCCTCTGGGTAGTTCATCCAGATTTTCTCCGTTCGCACACCACCTCGCGTCATGGCCTGAAACTCCTTGCTGCGCCAGCCCGGTAAGGCGTTGTTATAAACGGAAGAGGGATATCCCGATATGATAACGTTCACATTTTCCGGCATCGAGCAGAGTAATCCCAGCAGGCGGTAATGATCTCCGACGGTGTACTCATGCCGATAGCGTGCGGAGCTGGAGCGGGTTTCATGGAGATAAGGTGGATCGGCATAGATAAGTACTCGACCGGCAGAGGCGTAATCGAAACGACTCAGAAATTCAACGGCATCGCCAACATCAATAAACAACGTATCTGTCAGCCTATCCAGAAAATCAGGGTTGTTCTGGTTAAATGCTTCGACGGTTTGCGGGTTGATATCAATCCCCCAATTCTGCCGCGCCGGTGGCTTGCGAAGCATCACCGCGCCACCGCCTAGGTGCGTTTCAATGTAGGTATCATGTGGCGGCATTTCGGCGATGATTTTTTGATAAACACCGCTGGCCGCCTTGCTTCCCAGATAGCTCATACTCGCCAATCTCCTAAAAATAGTTCTGCAGTACCGCTAAAAATGACGGTGCTCGATAGAATGGCCAGCACGGTCAAAAGTGACCTTGCCTTCCTGAACAATCAGTGGCCGTTCCGTTTAACTGCTTTCTTCCAGCGCGTGACCAGGTCACGCACTGCCATGTATTCGGAAGTTGGCTTATCTTTCTCGCCTGCGTGCCACACCTTCACCTCACGCAACCGGCCATTTTCCGCCGCGAGCAGGCCGCCGCCGTGGCGAACGCGGGCACCGCCTGCGACCGATCGCACAACCTCATCACTGACGAAAATCCGGCAATCGCGGAGCTGCGCGCCGATGCTGGCGATCATCTCTTCGGAGATGCCGTGTTTTTGCGTTGCTTCTTTTTGCTGCGCCTGGCGCAATGCGGCCTCGCCTTTTTTCTTCTGATACTCCGCAACCGCCGCCGCGTAGTTATCTGCGCGCCGTTCCGCCTCGATCCGCAGCTGCTCGCGCCAGCGCTGCTCGGCCTCAGGCTCATATCTTTCGCGGCGGTAACTTTTGGCCCCCCATGTCAGCGCGGCTTCGTCATCAATCGACGTGCGCAGGCCGCGCGCGGTACGCGTGAAGGCTTGATCTGAGCTTTCCCGGGCGGATTTTCTTAGCCTGCTGGTGATCTCCTGCCTTTGCTGGCGTGAATATCGCCTCAAAACATCGATATTCAGCGGAAGTTCTGTCACCGAACTGTCGTCGGGCACTGTTTTATCAGCTGACACCGCCGTTTCTGACGGTGGTTTTTCGGCCGATCCGGCGCGCCCCGTACAGTTATTGACAGAACTCCGAGGGGCCGCTGCGCGGCCTTCTAAGGTCAAATTCTCGACCGGCGACGGATTACTCCTCGGCACAATCTTGTAATCGGTGGTGCGGGTGAAAATGACAGAATCACCGCCCGAATACGGGCAATAGATACCTGTGATTTTGGCGACCGTGTCACCATAATCATTTCCATCCTCGGTGTATTCGTAGTTGAGGCGAACGCGCAGGCAATCTCGCGGAACAAATGGGCCTCCCTGGGCGTTGGTGTATCCCGGCCAGTCCGGCGCATCAGCTGCCGCGCGGGCCGCTTCAAGTTCCGGATGCAATACCAGCTCACGGCTACCCAGCCGGCGCAGCTCGCGCCAGGTAGTAACGGGAGCCCCACCAATCTGCTGAAACTGGCGAATGCTCCAACGAGAAGCCCAAGCCCGAACGCGCTTTGCCATCTCCTTGACTGGCTGGCCGGACTCGTCGTCTAACTCGCCATCCATGCCGTAACCGTCGATATTCTTTGAGATGTATTTCGCGATGTATCCCGTCGCTGAGCCAAATTTTTCATCAATCGGCGTGACGGTAAAACGGTGCTCTTGAGCGCCTGGCTCGCCACCGTCTTCACGCAGCGCGTGTTTGCGGAAAATAGCTGTGGCGTACTCAGCCTCTTCTGGTCGCAGGAACAACAACAGGTGCCAGTGTGGGGTTCCATCATGATGCGGTTCGGCAACACGAAAACCAAAGGTGCGAATGCCTTCGCGCCCCCATTTGGCACGGACGCGCGACCATACTTTGCAGAGGTATTTCTGAGTTTTGCGCGGGCTGGCGTCGCGGTATTTATCGTTTCGCTTCCCGGATTGCACATGCGTTGAGTGATAACGCGACGGCGCAGTCAAGGTGTAGAACATGCCGACCAAGCCCATTTCGTTAGCCATATCTTCAAAACCGCGCATGCGTACCATCAGCTCATGGCGCGCGATCTTCGGGTTAGATACGCTACCCATGACCTTATCCAGCAAAGAACTACGCTCGCCGGTGTCCTGGTCTTCCAGCTCCATCGCATTAAGAAATTCAAGGTTTGCTTTCTTCTGAGCTATCCACTCCCTGAAGCAGGGATCAGAGCAATACGGCGATGCCACCTTGCTGACATAACCCGTTGCAATCATGAGGTGTTCGCGCCAGCGATCATGGATACGGCGGATTTTACTCAGCCACCATTTTTCTTTCTGAAGGCGCGCAATAGCACGCAGTGCATCTTCGGCCTGAAGTGATTCATCGCAATATTTATCCCAGCCCGGGATCGCAATATTGAGCACCGTCGCTTTGCTGGCGATAAAGCCATATGCGTAAAGCGTGGAAAACTCAACATCAGCGGTTTTCTCATACTGAAAATCAAACTCGCGCATAAACTCGCTTTTCATCAGGTTGGCGAGCTTATAAGCCAGTCGTTTCAGGCGCTTTTTGTCGGCCCACGGCAGCAGATGGAATTCATCTCGCAGCGGGATAAGAATTGCGGGCAGGTTGTTTTGAGGCAGGTATTGCGCATTCACCGCATCAATACGGCGTAAAACATGACGCTCGAAGGTACCTAACAACCAACGCACCGCATCTTTTGGCTTGTTGCGTTCGAGGTTTTCAAGGTGCTGGGCGAAACGCTTACGGATAAATGCCGGGAGCGTTTGCACCCGGCGCCGGAGATAGCTGGCGTGGCCTTTACGGTCAAATGCTTCTCGCGCCTCCCCTTCGCGCGGGCGCATGGGGTAACGGTAAGCCGCATCAACGAGATCACCATAGGCGAGCATCTTCCGCTCGCCTTTTGGGGTAAGATACTCAATTTCAGGATCAGCGACGTGGTTTGGGTTAATGGCCTGCCGTTTAGCATTCCACTCCCAGGCTACAGCGGAAGAATCAGACATGAGCCACCGCCGCCATATATGACTTTATGAACGCAGCCGCCGCTTCAATGTTGATGGCGTTTCCGTAGGTGCGCACTCTTCCCACTCTGGCGGGAACCCCATTAGCCAACGGGAATGATCCGGGTCTAACTGGCCTCCACCATCCATCCTGGCCGTGGAGCCAATCAGCATCTCTCCAGAAGCCGTTAACCGGGCCGGGCCGCATAATGCAGCTACATCCTGCAGCCGCTTCTGAATCTTTGTTCCATTGTCGCGATGTGTCCACATAGCTTCTTGCGGACAGGGCGAGCGGTCGTTGCTCGTGGTTGGTGTCGGCCAGCCCGCAAGCTGCGCAGCCACATCGAGCCTGTCTGTCGATAGCTTCCCGTTGCGGTTCCGTCCACCCTGATAACCGCCTTTCCCGTCCGTTGCCGTCGGTGTGGGCCAACCCGCTAATAACGCCGCTGTCTGAAGGTTTACCCCCCCCTGTCGGTTGAAATTCCCCGCACCCCTCCCATTGCTGGCAATCGGCGTCGGCCACCCAATAAGCACGGTCTCTCTGGTGCGGTGCACCGACGCTCGCAGACGGAAACGCAACCGCCCCGAAGGCATAGCCCAGGGCTTCCACGTCAGCTTGTACAAGGTCGATCCAGTCGTTCGCGTCAGCGCTGCCAGATTGCTCGCCAAAAACCACGACAGGGCGACACTGGCCGACAAGCCAATGTGCGGAGGGCCATAAGTGCCGCTCGTCAGCAAACCCAAGCCCTTTGCCTGCCGCGCTGAAAGGCTGGCAGGGGCATGACGCTGTCCATGCCGGGCGACTGTCTGACCATCCAGCGCGACGCAGCGCAAGAGACCATCCGCCGATCCCGGCGAAGAAATGGCACTGATTGAATCCTTTAATGTCATTGGGGGTTACATCCTCAATTGAGCGGGTATCAACGACGCCCGGCGCAATATGGCCGGCGTCGATAAGGTTGCGCAGGTGCTGCACTGCGTGGGGGTCTACTTCGTTGTAATAAGCGACCACAGCGCCTCCCACACCACAGAGAAAACACGAAAGGCGAGATAGCCCATCGGGAGCCAGAACAGCAGCGAGCAGAGGGCTATACAGATAACTGTGCTTCGCCAGAACCGGCGATAATTGGTTTCTTCGTTCATTTGTGGCACCTCAGATAGTCACCGTGTCGCCGGGCTTAACCTGGCGGGCTTCTTTTTCGCTGTCGCGGATAGTGATCGTGTTGCTGTAATCGCCGTAGCACAGCGCCTCCACCTCGACGACCCAGAAATGGCGATATGGACGAACGTCCAGAACTCGCGTCACAACGGCATCAAGCGTGTTCATCAGATGGCTCCCCGTTATCGAATCCGGCGGCCTGGTCAAACCCGATCCACATCGCCGCCGGCCGCAGATGTTCAGTGGCGCTCGTCCAAGCTCCACATGCGCCAGAGTTGCAACCCACATCGCGGCGAAGAACGCCGATCACTTCACCGGCCATATCGCGGCTTTTGGCGCTGACAGAGCGGCGGACGCTGAAGGCATGGAGCTTGAAAGCGGAGTAGATCTCGCGGGTTTCCGGGGTATCGCTGTTGGATATCAGCGCGCGGATGCCCTGCTGGCGATGAGCATCGAGCAGGGTTGCAACCAGGTCGCGGTGATCGTCCAGGGTAAATGGCTTGCCGTAGGCAGTGAAGTTGGCTGTCTTGCTGGCTGGAATATAGGGTGGGTCGCAGTAAATAACCGCGTCATATGCCAGCTGCATAACGTAAGGGATGGTGTGACGAAAATCGCCATCAATGAAAACGGCTTTTGTGTCGTTGGCCTTTTCGGCAAAGCGGCGCATCTCGTCAGTCGGAAAGTAAGGTGCGCCATATTTCCCGAACGGGACGTTATGATCACCCATCTGATTGACGCGATATATCCCGTTAAAGCAATGTCGGTTCAGATACAGAAACAAAGCGGCATAAAGTAAAGCAGTATCAGCCTTGCCCGTATCGCTCCACTGCATGGAGTTAAATAGCGCACGGCGCTTGTAATATTGCTCTTCGTTATTGCCACCCAGGAAAATTCCGCGAGCGGTATCAATCAGTCGCTCGGTGTTGGAACTCAGCACACGAAAGAAATTGATCAGCGCGCGATTGCTATCGCAGAGGATGTAACGGCGGTATTCCGTGTTCATAAACACGGTACCGCTGCCAACGAACGGCTCGATTAAACAATCGGCTTTCGGCAGTTGCATCAGCAGCTGCGGCATGACGCGGGTTTTACCGCCAGCCCATTTGATAGGTGATTTAGTCATTGCGCGCCTCACAATGATTCGAGGTGCGGGGAGGTCAGGCGCTGCCAGATCTCGCAAACCTGCTCGGCCTGATAGATGGCGTCGGTTAAGGCGTTGTGTGCAACTGAGCGGCGCGGATGGGGGGCGTAACCGATAGCTCCGGCCACTGCAAGCAGCGAGCGGAAACAGCATTCATTCCAGTAAAGCCACGGCAGCATGGAAACGCCTTCGAGCGATGAGCGTTCAAATGCAGATTTGAGGATCGGGAAATCAAACGAACCGCCCTTGCACCACACCTTCAGATTCTTTTTCTTGGTTTCAGGGAATGCGCCTTCAATGAATTTGGCGAAATCCAGCATCACCTCAATTTCATGCGACTTCGCGCCTACCAGCTCGCTGATAGGTTCTTTATCCTGCCTGAGCCACCACATCACTGTGTCGGCGGAGATGTGCGCGCCGCGATCCTGCGAGGTTCGCGGATCAATGGTCTGATAGAACGAAGGGCCGATTTTTCCAGTTGACGGTTCGAAGAAGGTCGCGCCAATCGCGCAAATTACCGCATTCGGCTGGGTGCTGAGCGTTTCAATGTCGATCATTAAGTGGTTCATTGTTTGCTTTCCTCAGTGATGGTTAATTCGCGGGCATCGGCCCACTGTTCGATTGATGAATAAATCTCTTCCGGGGTGGCCCTTTCCTTTTTCAGCTGACCGATATAAATACGCAGCAGTCCCAGTAGGTGGGTGCGCTCACGTTTCCGCGCATTGGTGCTTATTTCCACAAACTCTGGATCGCTAATTCCGCCATCCAGTTTTATTGACGTGATCGACATGCGACCTCCTGAAAAAGGCAAAACGAAGCCCCGGCAAAATGAATGCCGTTATTTTTAACGCTGGTTAATTAGTGGTTAGGGCGCGGTTTTCTTTTAACCTGTTTAAATAACCTTTCGTGCCAGTAATACAAAAAGTCGATAAACGTCATTCGCGCACGCTCATGATTACCGCGAATTGTTTTCTCCAGACCGTAAATAATTAAGTCTATCGACGGGCTGTCAGCGGTGACATTGACGCGAGCGCCGTTCTTCAGGTGAACGGTGAAGCCCTGCTCTGCGCTTTCCACCGCTTCGCGTATCAGCATTTCACGTTCCCACGATGTTTTCTCTTCGGTAAACATGGCGGACTCCAATGATTAATAGAGGCGTGGGCGCTTCATCTGCGCTGACACCGTGGCCGACTGTTTCAGCTGCTGAAGCATCTCTGGTGTAACTTCCACTGTTACCGCCAGCGGCTTAAAAAACATCACTGTCTTGCTTGCTGCTTCCGGTTGCTCAGCATCCATAGATGACAGGTCGTATGGCTTCGGGATATCGCCATTAGTGATCAAAATGATGATGTTACGCAGCTCTTCCAGCGTAGCCTCATCGTTCTCGCCCTGGAGCATCGCGAAGTGATAAAGGTGGGATACGCCGTGGCGTAAAAGTTGATGGGAATAATCATGGTTCCATTCCAGAAACTCCTTGTTGAAATGGAAGCATTGCAGCAGCGAATTAATTTTGTCTGCGTATTCTCTTTTCATTTTCTGCCTCGGCTAATTAATGAATAGTGAAGCGGTTGTTATTAATAATGCGACCTATCGTTTTGCGTGCTTCAGATAACGCAAAATCAATTCCGAAAGAATCACCATCTTTCATAATTTGATAGCGCTTCTTCCCTACCCTGCGCGGTAATACGCGGATGGTGAAGCCGCAACAGATTCCAGCATGCTTATTAATCCATGTAACTTTCGGCAAGTTATCAAGTGGCGTGCTGCAAATGCTCCCCGAGTGCTTGCCATGCTGTGAGTAGCGTTTATTCATTACCGATCGTCCTTAAGAAATAAACACGTCGATAAGTTTCAGGGTTACCGCGAATGCAATCGCACTAATGCATGTGATGCTAATTCCCATGACGCCCATTGCTATTCTTTCTTTCAAATAACGATTCATGCTGCCGCCCCGCCACCAAACATGTTTACGCCCATATCATTCGCCAGCTTATTGGCTTTCTTGATCCAACCTGCTCGCCAGTCCTGTCGCTCAGGGGGGAGTTTTGACGTAGCTTCATGAACCATCTCAAGCCATTCGTTCCACAGAATCAGGAGGCGGCGAGTACTGCCATCAGGGCCAAGTACTTCGCGCTCAGTGACCATCGGTAAAAGGCGGCGATCCATCATGTGACGAACGGCTGACTCCGTTTTGCCGGTTCGACGAGAAAACTCATCAGCAGTGATCGGATCTGGAATCTTAAACAGTGCGCTCAAAACTGCATCTTTCATGTGATAATCTCCATGTTTGGGGTATTACTTCAAAAATCACCCCACAATTGCGGTTTACATAGTGATATTACGATCCACATAGGAGATTTGCAATATGAATATGAGTATTGGTGCCAAGCTTAAGCTTATGCGTGAAAGTGAGCGGCTGACCAGTCGCCCGGAAGTGGCAAGGATGCTCGGAATTGGTAACGATGCATTATGGCGTTATGAAGAAAACAAAACCGTACCAAGCACTGAAGTGATAACAAACATCTTGAATCACCCACGTTTCGAGAAATATGCCCTGTGGTTTATCACAGGAAAGATTGCTCCTGAGTCCGGTCAGATCGCACCGGTTCTCGCACACTTTGGGCAAGACGAAATAACCTCTCAGCCCTCAGACCAGAAAATTGGCTGAGCATCTTTCTTGCTTATCTCTATGAAAATTATCGCGTAACTATCTGTTACGTGACACCAGATCACGTGTTTACCAGAGGTGACAGCTATGACCGTTAAGCTGATCGATGGTGGACGCTATAAAGTGGATATTAGACCGCGTGGAGCGACAGGACGTCGTATACAGCGGATTTTTAAAAAGAAAGCTGATGCTGTGGCTTTTGAAAAATATGTCATCAGCAATATGCACGACAAAGACTGGCTGGATAAACCAACCGATCACAGGCGACTAAGTGAGCTGCTTGATAGATGGTGGGAGCTGCACGGCCGAAGTCATAAGTACGGTGAGAAGCGACAGCGCGAACTTAAGCGGGTAATTAGTGATATGGGCAACCCTCGTCTTTCAAAAATCAATAAGGGGTTTATTGCTGAGTACAGAAGCATGCGCCTTTATGAAGGGGTTAAGGCTTCCACTGTTAACCGCGACTTGAGCACGTTACGAGGCCTATTCCGTGTATTGACTGAAGCGGAAGATCTCCACGCAGAAAACCCACTAAAAGGGATCACAGATCTCAAGCAGGAAAGGCCCGAAATGTCCTATCTGAGCACTGAAGAGATCGAAAGGCTGCTTTCAGCTTTAAGTAGTGACGCCCGGCGCCTCACTGTTTTGTGCTTAAGCACTGGCGGCCGCTGGGGGGAATCGCTGAATATGCTGGCTCAGAATATGATGCATGGAAAAGTGACGTTTACCAAAACCAAAAACGGGAAGGCGCGCACCGTCCCCATTTCTGATGAGGTCATGAAATACGTCAAAACCAAAACCACCGGCAGACTCTTCGACGTTGACTATGTCGAATATCGCAAGGTACTAAGGGAGGTAAAGCCAGATCTACCTAAGGGCCAGGCTACGCATGTTTTGCGTCATACCTTTGCTGCGCACTTCATGATTAATGGGGGGAATATCTTGACGTTAAATAAAATATTGGGACATTCGAAAATTGAGCAGACTATGACTTATGCGCATTTTTCACCCGACCACCTTAGCGACGCAATTCACCTGAATCCGCTTAGTGATGGCATCCACATTCCATCCACTAAAATGGTGAATAGCGGTTAA